ACTTCATAACGTAATTTGGCGGGGATCATGATCAGCCTTTCAAGTTAAATTTAGGGGAGTCGCCCACGTGGTACGCATCACGTGCCAAGCGGAATTGTGCGGAGTAAGTGCCTGTGGACTCAGTGCCCTTAGGAGCGCGGTTCTGAGGCTCTACAGGGGCGGCCTGTACGCGCACTGGGGGACGTGCTACCCCACCCCCGCCTTGGCCTTGATCGTCGCCCTCAGCCTCGCCTTGGCCTTCGCCTTGGCCTTCGCCTTCGGCATCGCCCTTGCCTGTATCGCCTTGGCCTTGGTCGTCGCCATCGCCTTGGCCGTCTTCGCCCTCGCCCTCACCCTTGCCGCCTTCGCCTTGCTCTTCGCCCTCTTCGCCTTCTGCGGGTTCGCCATCATCACAGGGCTGACCTACGTCTTTGCCCTTGGGCTTGTCACTGGGCTTGCCACGTGGGGGCGGCTCAGGGTTAACAGGCGGCTGAGGGGGTTGCTCTTGGTCGAGCATGTTTAAACGCTCATACACCCACACGGCCACGGCCAAGGTATCGAATGAACTTGAGCACAGGGCAGTGCGTCTCACGGCCTCTTCAAAAATGGGCTTCAAGCCCTTAGCCACAGGCACTCGCACTGTCGCGTGTGGGCGTGCATACACTGCAAGCACAAAGGGGTACTGAGCGGGATCTGACCAGTCGATTTTGTTGCCATCGCTTTGAACGTGGTCAAGGGCTTGCGTTGCCATGTCATCGATGAGAGTGCCGAGCAGTTCAGCAATGTTGCCTGTCAGCCCCGCCTTGATGGCAGTGGACTCGATCCAAGCGTCTTCGATCGCGTTGTGCAGTGCGTCAACGTATTGGCTATTGGCACGCACGTTGAAGTTGGTGTACTTGCGATGCAGTAATTCATGGATCACAAAGCCAACATACTTGGCAAGGTCTTTGCGAGTCATGATCGCGTCATCGCGCACGTTGGCAAGGCGAATCTTGCCCTTGGAACTTATGGCGGCAGTTTGAGTGCCTTCGCACCATTCAATGGTCACTGAGGGCAGTGTGAGAGCGGCACAAACCTTGTGCCCGAAAAGTTCAACGGCAGGGCGGAATTCCCAACCAAAATAAGTGTTCTTCATGTTTAAACGTCCTATTAAATTAAATTGCTGATCAGCTTTTCATCGATGCATGAAAGCTTGATCGACTCAAGTACTGGGGCTGACTCAGAGGGCTGACGTGCGGCCACGGTTGTCTTCCAAGCCTCATCTACGGTCATTACCTTGACCGCCCGAATGAATGACATCACAGAGCGAATCGAGGGGGCTTCTACGATGTCGCCTGTCTTCGCCTTGGCACGTGCCACATTGATGGCCTTGAGCACGTGCTCGGCCAAGCGAGGATCGCACCCAGTGCGATTGACAACGGCCTTGGTTTCCAAGTCAAGGGGCATAAAGGTAAACGGCACAATGCGGCTGAAGCGATCGAGGGTTGCCGAGTTCATGGGGGTTGTCCCCGCATAACGGCCTGTTTCATCGCCATTGCCGAATGTGTTATCAGCCCCGAAAATCATGACACCTTGTGCCTTGCGATGCGTCATGCCGCCATAGTTCACCACGGCATCGGCCTCCAAAAAGCCGTTCAATGTGGCAAGGTTTCCCGCATTCGCAAAGCTAATTTCATCGAGCAGAATCACGGTCGCGGGGCTGACGTATGCCTGTAAAAAGTCACCACGTTTAAACACACTAGAACCATTTTCCAAGGCCTGAGCACCCGCGTAGTCATCGGCAGTGGTTTGCTTGTGGAAGTTATAGCGCACGTATGGGCGGCCAGTGCGGCTTGCCCATTGGGCGGCTGATTGTGATTTTCCAGTGCCCTTGTCACCGCCCATGAACGTGTTTTCGCCAGTGTCTTGAGACAAAATGAAGTGACGCAAAATGCCCTCAGTCCACACAAAATGCGGATCGACAGGCGGGGCATCAGGCGAGTTGTAAATGTCAACCATCATGACATCGCCCTTCATGTCGCGCACGTCAATGCCGAACACGTCAAGGGCGGGTTTGCGATCGATCACGTGAACCGATGCCATGGCCGCGACTGTCGCCTGTGAACCAGTGGCTTGAACGGCCTCATTGAACGGCTTGAATGCATCGGCCACGGCCTTGGTCACTTGTGCTTGGATCGAGGCGGCATCGATGCCCTTGGCGGCTTGCTTGCCCATGGCCTTTAGGTCATCGCGCAATTCAGTGATCACGCTCTCAAGGTTTCCCGCCATGGCCTCGGCCTTGATGCCGACTCTCAGGGCATCGAGTGCCACTGTCTCGGCACGTGCGGCCACTTTGCTTGCCGCCTGTACCAGTGCGGGATCGACTGACTCAGCGGCAGTGATGGCCGCCTCAGGGGCGGCTTGAATCATTTCAAGGGTGATTGATCCATTGATCACCATTTCAGCGAGCACTTCCATGGCTTCGGTTTTGTTGGCCATGGGGCGGTTGGCAAATTGGAGCATCGCTCCATTCAGCACGGTGTTTTTGACACGTGCAATTTGCAGTTTGAGGGCTTGATTTGATGCCATGATTTTCTCTCTCTTTAGTGTTTAAACAAGTGCCAAGGTATCGCCACATGGGCAGATGGGTAGGCGGGGGTTGCCGTATGAGTCGAATGCCCATTTGGCCGTCAGGCGAACAGTGTAGGAACATGAGGGGCAAGAGGCCTTCAACATGCGAGTGCCTTGCGTCTTACGTGATGACATGTCAAGGGCGGCATGAGGGTAGTCGCCAAGGCCTTCGATGATTGAGCCATATGCGTCCATGAAAGTGGGTGCACCGACAGTCGCCTTCCAAGTGTTCGAGGCGGGGATCAGCAACATGGCCTCGGCCAGTTTTTGGAAGTTGACTCCATGATTCATGCACCCCTTGGCGGTGTGGCAGAGTTCATGAATGAGCACGTCAAAGACACGTGCGGGGTTGTCCAGTGTGGGGCTGATAAAGATTTCATAGTGGCCGTCACTGGAGCGGGTGTCAGCCCAACATTCGCCAATCGTTGGCCGAAAATGATGGCCTGAGTTCCTCAACGGCACTCTGTAAATAAGTCTCTCTCTCAGTGTGAATGATCATGATGTAAGCACCTTTAGGTTGCATGCCGAATTTGGCATGTGTGCATTTTAGGGGCATTGATATTGTTTACACAAGCCCCCTGATATATGCCTGACTAAAACGTGGGGTTATTAGATCGGCATGTTTTCTAGGCCATCAAAAAAGAAATCAGGCGCGCGCACACGCGTAGCATGATGCGTGCCAACAATCATTTTTAGGCCTGTTTTTGGGCGTGGTTTAAAAACAACAAAACGTCTAGGTGCGTTTTTTTTGAGGGGGTTGAGGGTAGGGTAGCCACTTCGGAAAACGGACGCTCAGAGAGGCCTTAAAATCGATTCTAGAGGCCATAGGGTTAACCCCTAATTTGTGGATAACTACCCCTGTTTTGACCACTTTTTGTGTGGATAACTTTCGGGCTGGTGTGGATAACGTGGGAAAACCCTAATTGCACCAAAATGAATAACTTTGTGGATAACTTGTTGCATAATACGAACAGTTCACAACGTGGACTAAGTGAGCATTTATTGAACTGATCAGTCACAAAATGGAGGCGGTGATCATGAGTAAGACGACAAAGGCTGAGTATCGGGCGGCCTTGGCCGAGGCCGAGGGGCAATGGGAGGATCAGAGCGCAGATCCCATGAGCGAAGCGGAACGGTTGGCTGATGCCCTAGTAAGACAAGCACCTAAGCCTAGGAAGCGAAAGGATGGTCTACCAGTAGCGGGAGAGCATAAGAGAAGCCTACCCTTGTCACCCTCAGCCCTTGCATTCGTTCAAGGGGTTATCAGAGGGCAAAGCCTCAGGCAAAGCTACAGAGAGGGCTTCAAAAACTCCACTGGAAGCGATGCAAGCATCAGCGCAAATGCCAACAAGCTAATGCGTGATCCAAGGGTTCAAGCACTGCTCAAGGAAGCTTGGGGCGAAACCATAGAACACCTTGTTGACGATATGGCCGCATCTAAAAGGTATGTGCTCAAGGGACTGTTGGCACTCAGTAAAGACGCTCAACCAAGCACACAACTAAAAGCACTGGAACTGATGGGCAAAGCCTGTGGCCTGTTTACACCTAGCGATGTCCAAGACAAAGCGCCTGTGACTGCTGACCAGTTGAAGCGTGAACTTGCAAGCCACTTGCGTCTACTCAAGGGGGATCGGTCATCGGTGCAAGACGTGCAAGCCACCGCGTTTAAACAGAAGCTGACGTGATGATGCCCCACCATGTCGATGTGCGTGCATGTGCGTCACCCACCGCACCCGTACCCCCCGCTGTGGCCGCTGACCACCCGCCCGTCTATTACGCTCTAATCCACTCTTCCACACATTAGCCATAGAAACACCCCCCCTATCCAATCCAATTCCAAACCCCCCACCCTATATATATTTTTGCGAAGCGACTTGCGAACGTTCTCATTATCGTTTAAACTCATCACATGTGTAAACGCATGGGGACTTTGCGTCTTAATGCTGGCTCTTGTCGTCCAGTAGTCTCCAGCCGTTTAAACATGACCAAGCATCGCCAATTAGTTTTAGAGTTCATACGTGCCTATATAAGGTTGCACGGTGTACCGCCGTCCTATGAAGTCATAGCCAAAGGAATTGGATTGAGTTCTAAATCAAATGTGCATAGGATCGTCCATAGACTTAAGGAGGATGGCCATTTGACTGTCCGGCCTTATAAGTTTCATTCCATTAAGCTTGTGGATAAGTCTGTTAAAGAAATGGCTGCGTTATGAGCCTACTGACCCGCAAAGAGATTGAAGCCTATTTAACGTTTGCAGACACTGCTCCCCCCGCAGAAAGAGCCAAGGTTCAGAAGCTCTTGGAGTTTGATCGTGTGGAGCGCTGCCGGGAGTCTTACCTGTTCTTTGTCCAGCAGATGTGGCCTATCTTCATCTCTGGTAAACATCATGCAATCATGGCCGATGCCTTTGAAAGGGTCGCTAGGGGCGACCTTAAGAGGTTGATCATCAACATGCCGCCCCGGCACACTAAGTCTGAGTTTGCCTCGTATCTTCTGCCAAGCTGGTTCTTGGGTAAGTTTCCTGAGAAAAAGATCATTCAGACTGCACACACCGCAGAACTTGCAACAGGTTTTGGACGAAAGGTTCGTAATCTTGTCTCTTCAGAGAACTATCAAAAGGTATTTGATACAAAGTTATCAAGTGATTCAAAGGCCGCAGGTCGCTGGAACACTCATATGGGTGGCGATTACTTCGCTATCGGTGTTGGCGGCGCTGTTACAGGTAAGGGCGCTGATCTCTTAATCATTGACGACCCTCATTCAGAGCAGGAAGCCAAGCAAGGCAACCCTGCGGTGTTTGATAATGTCTATGAGTGGTTTACATCTGGCCCGCGCCAGCGTTTACAGCCGGGCGGAGCCATCATTATTGTGATGACTCGCTGGTCGAAACGTGACTTAACAGGTCAAATTCTCAAAAACGCAGGAAAAGATGGCGTAGATCAGTGGGAAATCATCGATTTTCCGGCAATCATGCCCTCTGGAACGCCTTTATGGCCCGCTTTTTGGTCAAAAACAGCGTTAGAAGCCCTAAAAGCAGAGCTTCCAGTCGCTAAATGGGAGGCTCAGTACCAACAGAACCCCACATCCGAAGAAGGCGCGATCATTAAGCGGGAACAATGGTCTATATGGGAGAAAGATACACCCCCGCAGTGTGAATACATCATCCAATCTTGGGATACGGCCTTTGAAAAGAACAACCGCGCCGACTATTCAGCCTGCACTACATGGGGTGTCTTCCAACACCCGAACAAACAAGGCGATATGAGGCCCAACATCATCCTTCTGGATGCGTTTAAACAACGTATGGAGTTTCCAGAGCTTAAGAAGATGGCTTTGGAACTGTGGAAGGAGTGGGAGCCAGATACTTTAATCGTGGAGAAGCGTGCCGCAGGTGCTCCGCTCATCTATGAGATGCGAAAGATGGGAATCCCTCTATCTGAGTTTACACCGGGCAAAGGAAACGATAAGATCTCGCGTGTAAACGCAATCTCCGATCTGTTTGCTTCAGGTGTTGTCTGGTGTCCAGAGACTCGTTGGGCTGAAGAAGTG